TCATAGGGAGGGTAAGAATGCTAAATCCTATAACCATACAATCCATTTTACAAATAAGCATGGATCGGGAAAAGATTGTTTAATATCTTTAACATTAACCAAAAGACCAAATATAAAAAGGCCAATTGCAGTATTTCATATTAGAACTTCAGAGGTAACTAAGCGGTTACTATTTGATTTTTTATTAGTTCAACGGGTAATAGAATTTATTTATGGTCATAATGATATTGAAATACATTTTATTGCTCCATCATTCTATATTACGGCTGAGTCATTCGTGATGTATAATAATATTAAACCTATAAAAAGATTACTTCATGGGGAACAGATAAAGAAATTTGGATGGGGTTCAATCCATTATTTCCAACAAAAGGTATTAGATACGATTAAAAAATACCTAGAGCATCCAAACCCCCAAGATGTAATGTTTAGAGTTACAAGAAGATCAATGCTTCAAATAAGAAAAGATGAAAATGGTCAACCCGAGTCAGGGGTGGGATCAATGTTTGCAAGGGATTTAAAACTAATAGAAGAGAAAGAACTTTATCCAAAGGATGTGATAACTAAGAAACAAATAAAAAAATTTAAAAGCTTATGATATTCTCAAGTATAAAGGATGTTAGGGACGATGCAAAATTAACTCTAATAACCAAGGGCCATGAGATTACAGCTGGTCATTGGCAGGGAACTGATGCTTTGTCAAAAGAGATAATGCTTGAGTACATAAACTATAACTTTACAGTAAGAATTCCAAACTCATTAACTCAATTAGAAAAAGAGTGTGAACCGGATATGCCATGGGCGGATATTCACTTTAAAGAAAGAATTTCGGGAATGCCATTAAACCCGGGAGAATCATATAAAATATGGCCATATAATAAATTCAAAGATGGTAATGATCCATATCTAAAGCATGGGTTTTTTGATCATACTTATATGGAGAGATACTGGAGCAAATCTAGTGTAAGTCATATTGGAGAACCATTAGTAGATGATGAAGTCCACGGTGATCTTAATGATGTAATTGAACTTCTAAAAAAAAATATACATACACGGCAAGCATTCTTACCTGTATGGTTCCCAATAGATACGGGTAATATTAATAATCAAAGAGTTCCATGTTCACTAGGTTACTCATTTTACTATAGGGGAACGGGTTTACATTGCAATTACTACATAAGAAGTTGTGATTATTATAGGCATTTCAAGAATGATATGTATTTAACATGCCGGCTAGCCCAGCATATTATGAAGGAAGTATGCCAATCAAAAAATAATATTGAGTACAATATGGGTTATCTAAATATGTACATAACTCATTTCCACCTTTTTAAAAATGACATATACCTAATTAATAAACAAAATGGAACGAATAACCCGGGATGAGCAGTACATGAGGATTTCCGATGTAATTGCCCTAAGGGGATCATGTCAAAGGGCCCAAGTTGGGTGTGTGATAGTTAAAGATGGTAGGATAGTATCTACCGGGTATAATGGGGTATTAGCAAATGAGGCATGCGATGCATACAATTGTGATATAAAAAATAAATGTATTAATGCTGTACATGCTGAAGCTAATGCGATATACTTTGCTGCTGCACATGGCATATCCCTAGATGGATGTACATTGTATTGCAATTTTTCACCATGCATGAAGTGTGCAGAAGCAATAATTCAAGCCGGTATTAAAAAAGTAATTTTTAGAAAGGTATACAGTGATGTTAATCCACTAAACAGATTAACAAGGGCAGAAGTAGAATATAAAGAGCATGAAGTCAAGCTATAAAATTGTAAAATCATTTGATCAGATAAAGAGGATAGCGGAACGATGCAAAGTTACTGGGTATGCATCTTTTGATTTTGAAACTAAAGCCGAAGGGGGAGCCCATTCAAAAAATGATGATTGTACAATTTTGGGTATATCCTATCAATTGGGATTCGCATATTCAATACCCCTTTACCACAAAGATTCACCATTTACAAAAGAACAAGTTAAAGAGATACTAACATATCTCTTTATTCATGTGTTTGAGAATGTAAATATTGTAAAGATAGCATTCAATGCTAAGCATGAGTTGAAATGGATTAATAGATATGGTGGGGATATTAAAGGTATATACCTTGATCCAATGCTTGCGAAGTATCTATTGGATGAAGAACCACCAAATGATCTAAAATCCCTAACGGATAGGTTTATACCCGAGTTCGGGGATTATGAGGATGAAATAAAATCCCTAGTAAAACAGCATGGGGGATGGGCGTTTGTTCCATTAAAACCATTGTCTAAATACTGTTGCATGGATTGTGACATGTCCCTTAGATTACAAATATACTTTGAGAATCTTCTATTAAACGAAAAGAGATACCCAAGGTTTTATTTGTTATACCGTAATATGTGCATGATGCAAACAAAGGTATATGCTGATTCCGAGATGATGGGTATGGGAGTTAATAAAAAATATCTTGATAAGATTGAATTAGAAACTAGAAATCAAATAACTGAAAATGAAAAGAATCTATTAAAAATACCCAAGCTTAGGGAATTCCAGAAATGGAGAGTAAGGCATCATGTAAAAAAACTAATAGCTGAAAATACCAAAGAAATAGAAAAGATTGAATCAGATGATACAAAAACCGATGCTTCTAAAATGAGGATGATTAAAAACCGGGAAGAAAAAATAAGCCGATATGTAGCTGGGCAATTATTAACTAAAAAAGAGGTAGTTGGGGAAATCAATTTTAATTCCCCGAATATCATGGTGGAATTATTATTTACATCACCCCGGGGTTTTAATTTTAAAATTGTAAAATACACTAAGGATAAAATAACTAAACAAGATACAACTAGACCATCAACCGATGAGGAAGTTTTATTGTTATTAAAAAGTAAGGATAAATCCGGGTTTATATCCATGCTGTTAAAGCATAGGGAACTTTCAAAACTATGGTCAACCTATATGGTTGCTATTCAAAATAGACTAACAGAAGAAACTCATCGGATTCATAGTTCATTTAAAATACATGGTACTACATCAGGACGGATGTCATGCATATCGGATGATACTAAGTTACTAACCGATGCGGGTGAAGTAAGGATTGGGGATATAATACCAAATTATACCGGGGAATTGAAAATTAATAATCTAAAAGTATTAACCCATAAAGGAAATTGGAAACCAATAATAAAATCTATAAATAAGGGTAATGAAGAAATGTATAAAATAGAATTGGATGATGGCAAAAGTATAGACTGTACATTAACCCATAAGTTTTTTACAAACCGGGGGGTTAAAAAACTTAGTGAATTTTGGGACAACACTACGGGAACTTTTGATAGTACTATTAAAATCATAAGTATCCATGAAAAATCGATCAAAGAGCCCAAAAAGAAAATTAAAATTTATTAGCATACCAACTGACCATGGTACGGAATATCGTGTAATAAAAAAAAGTTACATGGATCATTACTATAAGGATCGGGGATTATCACTAAAGGACTTTAGAAATATATTCGGAATAGGCCATAGGTTGTACAGACAATCCGTAAAGCATTGGTATACTGACGAGGAGCAATTATTTATAAGAGGAAGTAAAATATCAATTGCTCAGAAGAATAAAAACTCCAATAGAGCCAATTACTTTAAGCCAAGGAACTTAATAGAGATTAATAAGCTTAAAAAAATAATTAGTGTATGCAAATCACAATCCGAGTTACTTGATCGTCTAGGGATAAGTAAGTATGTTTTAACAAGTAATTTACAATTTCACGGGCTTACTTTTAAAAGTAATGGTGCATACAAAGCGAGAAAGTTTGAAAAAATAAATGATAATGATATAAAAATACTAAAATCAGTAGCCATAATAAACCCCGAAGTTGCAAAAATGGTTATATCCTTCAACGATCCTAAGCTTATAACCAATGGTTTGGAGGAATTAACCAATCTATCATTCGAGATTAGGCTTCTGATTAGAAAATTAAAAAACCTAAGCAGATCGGTAGTAAAGGGTAAGAAATTTGTAACTAATATTACAGAGTATCTATTTAAAAAGGAATTAGAAAAAATGGGTATTAATTATATACCGCAATTTAAAATTGATAATCGGGAGTTTGATTTTTTACTGATTGACCTTGGGATACTGATAGAATTAGATGGACCTTTTCATTCGGTTGGCGTTGATAAAATAAAGACTGCTATAGCTCATCGTGATGGGTACAGATTAATAAGAATACCCATACCCAAGAGAAAGTATAAAACAAAGCAAATGGAGCAAAAATTTGAAAGATGTTTAAATCAAATTATATTAAAAGGATAACCCCGGTAGGTATACGTAGAGTGTGCGATATATCCGTCATGGATGATGAGTCGTACATTGGTAATGGAATAGTTAATCATAACTCGAGTGATCCGAACCTTCACAATATTCCCAGAGATAATACTTCCTCAATAATTAAGGTAATGTATATTCCACCTCCGGGTCATTTAATAATTGAGTACGACCAAGGACAAGCAGAATTACGCATAGTAGCAGAGATGTCTAACTGTAGAGCCATGCTGGACATTTTTGAGAGGAAATATAATGTACACTTAGCAACGGCTTGTAAGATGCAACATTGCCTGGATAAGTATGATGAAATCAAAAAATTGATGAAGGACCCGAATCATTCAAAGTCATTATTTTGGGAAAAACAAAAAAAGAAAGGAAAGACTTTAAATTTCTCTATCCTATACGGTCAATCCGATCAGGAAACAGCGGATCAAATGACTTCGGACAATTTGGAGATGGGAATAAAAGAAATCGTAACGCTAGAGGATGCTACTGAATTTAAAAAGGAATGGTTTAAGCAATTCCCTGAAATCAAGGAGTACATAAAAAACCAAGAGATATTTTGTAGAAAGCATAAGTATGTAGTTAACTTATTTGGAAGAAGAAGAAATCTACCCGATATTGATTCAGATAGAAAGGGTTTTTATAATGCGGCTGTAAGAGTTGCAGTAAATACTCCAATTCAGGGTGGTTCATCCGATTTTAATCAGCTTGCTTGCACGGAAATAAGAAATAAAATAATAAGGGGTGAACTGCAATTAACTACTAATCTTAAATGGATGGCTCAAGTTAACTCAGTACATGATTCTATACAGCATTATATTGAACCACGGTTTATTCATAAAGCTGTACCTATAATTGAATTAATTTGTCAAAACCCATCGACTCTTAGATTTTTTGGATTTGAATTAAAAAAAGTTAAAATGAAAGTATCAACGGAAATAGGTTTGAATTGGGGAAGTATGGAAGAATATAACCCATCAGTAAACTATGAGCAATGGTTAAAATAGTTATAGTTGATGGACAGATATTAACCGAAGTATTCATTAGGAAAAGGATGAATGAGCAGTTTAATTACCTTAATGAACTTGGGGGTAATGGCTGGGTAAAGAATGAAAGAAATATGGAGAAATGGGAATCGGGTAGGGATAGGTATAATTATTTTGAAGAGCTTTTAAAAAAACTAAAAACAATTTATGAGTAAGATTGCATTTACGGGAGCTTCGGGTTCTGGAAAAACTATATAGTACTATTGAAATAAATGATTGGTAAGGTTAAAAGAATAGGTAATTATAAAAACCATTTTATAAGTAATACTGGTAGAGTTTATCATCGAAGAAACAAAACATGTAAGCTTAAAGTACGAAAACCGTGGAGTTCAAATAGGGGGTATTATGTAGTAACTATTATGGAAAACAAGATTAAGAAAAAACATACCATAAGTAGACTAGTAGCGGAGGCATTTATCCCAAACCCAAATAATTACCCAATAGTATTACACATAGATAATAATAGATTAAATAATTGGGTTAATAATTTGAAATGGGGAACCCAAAAACAAAATGTGGATCAGACAATATTGGATGGTAGGGTATCAAAGAGTTTTAAATTACCCCAAACGAAATTATCAATAGAAAATTGTAAGGAAATTATAAAAGCAAAGGGTAAACCATCAATAGTTCTTGCAAAGAGATTTGGAGTTTCGAGAAGATTAATATCATTTGTAATGATGGGTAAAACTTTTAACTCAAGGGAAGCAATTAAACAATTTAAAAAATGAAAATAGCTTTTAGTGGTGCGTCTGGTTCCGGTAAATCAACTCTTACAAATTGGGTATCAAAGGAATTTGGTATACCACACGTATCTGGGTCAAGCGGGGATTTGAAGATTGATTCGGATAAAAAATATTTATTTGATAAATATGGGTTTAACGGATCCTCAGGTCACCTAAATGTAATTCAAGAATCCCATAAGAACCCGGAATTCGGTTATGAACTTCAGTGCCTAATTCAGGAAAGAAGGAGTGAAATGATTAGGGACCATGATCATTTTGTAACGGATAGAAGCCCATTGGATAATTGGGTTTATTTCTTATTGCAATCAGCTCTTTACCAAACCGATGAAGTTGTAGAGGAATTTATGAATAGATGTATAAGTGCAATGGCGGGTTTAGATTATGCAATATATATTCCTTCGGTAATACCCATTGAGAATAATTGCAGTAGGGTACCAATACTGCACTATCAAAGAGCAGTTGATTGTATTTTTGAAAGGTATTGGTTAATTTTTGAGATGAAACTTAGGAGTATGGGTGCTAAAATAGTAATGAGTAAAGTTGTATCCCGCGATTTAAGTACAAGAAAAGAAATTGTAGGTAAACTGCTAAAGCATGAGCAAATTAATTGAATATTCATCTACATCACCCATTATGGATATTAAGATAAAACTTAATGATAAGATTTATTCTTTTAACCTTGATAAGGAACTAAGGATTAGTGAGAACCGAGTAAGTATTCATTTGATGAATCAAGCTAGGAGCTATGCATTTGTAGCTATGCTCCATAAGAAATTGATTATAAAAGTTAGGGATCATCAAAAGCATATTGCAAGGGCTAGGGACTTAGCGGTATCAAGACATACCCATACAATGGGCATAATGGCAGCAAAAGCAAAATCTGCAAATGACCCGGCATTAAAAAAACTTGAGGATGAGCTTATGCATATTGAGGAAGCTCGTGATACCATAGAAGTTTGTGTAAGATCATTTGAAATGAGAAAAGATTTAATTCAAACACTAAGTGCTAATATAAGGAAGGAAAAAGTAATCTAAATAAAGCTATGATAAAAACAAAATCAAATGATGCTCGTCGTAAAAAGCTTATGGCGACAAAGAAAAGCATAAAAGCCTCACAAGATGGCGGTAGTATGATCTTCTTTAAAGCTGATACTACTACAAGAATAAGAGTTCTTCCAGTTGAAGAGGATAAAGAATTCGGACAGGAAATTGTTCACTTTTTTCTTGGTAAGGAAATAAAGGGAGTACTATCACCCATGACATTTGGAGAACCTTGTGCAATATATGAGAAATACGAGGAGCTTAAGAATGGGGACGATGACGATAAGGCATTAGCTGCGAAGCTA